GGTAGAAGTATTTGTTGAATCGATAAATGAAGGCGGAAATTCAGTAGAGGCATTTATGGCACATGTAGTTGATCATGCTAAAGAAATTCAAGCAGATAACTATAGAATGACTGATAGTTCATATTATGAATTCACAGATGAAATAGATACAGATGATGAAGAATTTATGAGTATGCCACAAGTGCAAGCTATATTAAAAGCAATACCACATGTGGATATGGAAAACACAGATATTAAACATGCAATTGATATTTTAGCATCAGGTGAATTACTTGAAGCAGAAACTGAATCATATTCACCAGGTGATGAAATGGAAGATGGCGTAGTAAGTAATTGCTGTGGCGCTCAATTAATGGACTACAATGATGGACATGGTAGATGTTCAGATTGTAAAGAAATGGCAGCTGGCGAACCAGATGAAGAATACTACGAATCAGAAGTAAGCAGATTAAAAGAACTATCTGGTATTACAGAAGCTCCAGGAAAGGGATCTTTCTCTTTTGGTCCAAAAGATCCTCAGAATATGTCCCCTAAAGATATTACAGACCCAAATGCTGCATTAATTCATAAAGGTTCAACAAGAGGTGTAGATGATCCTTTTGATGCAAGTGGAACTGGACATGCAGATGGTATTGGCTGGAGTCAAAATGAATTAGACGGTGCAATGCAAGGATTTAAAGATGTATTAGGCACTGAAAACCAAATACAAATTAACAGATACTTAGCTAAATTACCTCTTAATATTGCAAAAGATATTGCCGACCAGAATGGATATGGCACATACACAAATCCAGAGACTGGTGCAAGAGAAAATCCAGATTCAATGATCGGCGGTTATGATCATATTGGTAATCCTAACTATGGTACAGATGCTATGGATCCAGAAACTATTGCTAAAATTAAAGATCCTAAATGGAGAGATACTTTCAACATGCAAGATCCTAAATTTAAAAATATTAGACCTACTGTAAAACCAACTGTAAAACCAAAATTACGCCCAAATAATTTAGGCGAAGGTTATACACCTGCAACAGGTAGTATGAAAACAAGTTATATTCAATTACCAGAAAACACTAAACTTATTATTAAACATACAAAAGGTGTTAATGAAGAAGTGCGTGGTAGCAGATCACGTAACATCAAAGCATTGTTTATTGAAAACAGTGCAGGAGAGAGATTTAGATTCCCACACAAGTATTTACAAGGTGCTAAAGCTATGGCCAACCATGTAAGCAATGGCGGAACGCCATATGATGCAATTGGTGAATCAATTATCACTTTATGTACAGAAGTAGCACAATGTACACAGTTTTTGAGACATGTGCGTACAAACAAATTAACTAACGAAAGCAATGTAAACATTGTTGAAGCAGTTAAACAAAAATTAAAAGAATTTAAGAACACAGTTAAGAGTCTACAGACTTCAAGAGGTTATAACGACTATCAAGCACCTACTACTGCGATTGTAGAAGACAATGATAAAGAATCGGTTGACTTAACTGACAAGTTCATGTATAATACATTTGAGACTGCAAATATGGATTCAGTCTTAGAAACAGTAGCCCGTATTATAAAGGAGAGAGACAGTATGACAGATCTAACTAAAAGTAATATGAATCGTTTATACGATATGATTAAAAACAAGGAAGATTTCAAACTTAACATTGATCCAAATGATCCAGAACATCCTGATAATGAAGATCCAATTAAATACTCAGGTGGTAATGGTGCAATGGCTAAGTTAGTATCACACTTATCTTTTCTAGCAATGAACAGTAAAAATGACGAAGTATTTAACTTACTAAGTCAAATTTCAGGCGAAATGTATAGCTTGCCAAAAGAGCATGTTGTATTATTGGCCAAAATTGCAAAATATTTAGACAAAAATAACAAGGCTCCGGCAAAGGAACCAGCAATGGAAGATCTTGCTGAAGCTACGTTAAATAATCTAAGAAGAAAGATTGCATAATTTTTCTTTAAAAGTGCTTGACAGTAGGCACAATTTATTATATACTGTAATGGCAACTAAAGGCAAAAGTAGTTAAGAGCTACACAAAGGCAAAGTAGCACTAGCTACACAAACAAAGCAGAACTATAAGTTTTGTTACAAATAAAGGCTAATATAGGAGAAACTAATAATGGCATCTTTAGCAGAAATCCGTGCAAAATTACAAGCACAAGAAACTAAGAGCTCAGGCTCATCAACAGGTGGCGGCGATAACGCTATCTTCACACACTGGAATATTCCAGAAGGCAGTAGTGCAACACTACGATTCCTACCAGACGCAGATCCCGACAACACTTTCTTTTGGAAAGAACGTCAGATGATCCGTCTATCATTTCCAGGTGTAAAAGGCGGCGACGAAAACAAACCAGTTACAATACAAGTACCTTGTGTTGAAATGTGGGGAGATACATGTCCAGTACATGCAGAAATTCGTCCTTGGTTTAAAGACCCTACTATGGAAGATATGGGTCGTAAGTATTGGAAAAAGCGTAGTTACATTTTCCAAGGCTTTGTAACACAAAGTGATCTACAGGAAGACTCAGTACCTGAGAATCCTATTAGACGTTTTGTTATTTCACCTCAAATTTATAAAATCATTAGTTCAGCATTAATGGATCCTGAATTCCAGGAAATTCCTACAGACTATGAAGCTGGTACAGATTTCGTAATTAAGAAATCTACCAAAGGTCAATATGCTGACTATTCAACATCTAATTGGGCTCGTAGAGAACGTAGTTTAGATCAAACAGAACGTGATGCAATTGCAACACACGACCTGCACAATCTAAATGACTTCTTACCTAAGAAGCCTGATGCAGAACATCTAAACGCTATCTTTGAAATGTTTGAAGCAAGTGTTGATGGACAGTTGTATGATCCAGAACGTTTTGGTCAGTACTATCGTCCATATGGTGTAGATGCACCAGCTACTACAGGAGCAAAACCTGTTGCAGCGGCAACTACTCCAACACCAGCACCGGCGCCAGCACCAGCGGCACCAGTTGTTGAACAAGCAACAGCACCGGCACCAACAGCAGTTGATATGACGCCAGAACCAGAAATGGCAACGGCAGCACCAGCAGTTGAAGGGCAAGCAAGTGCTCAAGACATTTTAGCAGCGATTAGAAATCGTAAGCAATAAGTAATATAAATTGAGTGGGGGTCCTTAGTGCCCTCACTTTAACATAGGAGAAAAAACATTATGGCAAGACCATTTGACGTAAGTAAATTCCGAAAAGCTATTACTAAAAGTGTTCCTGGGTTAAGCGTAGGCTTCAATGACCCTGACACTTGGATTAGTACAGGAAATTACACACTAAACAAACTTATCAGTAACGAATTTGACAAAGGAATTCCACTAGGTAAGGTAACTGTTCTAGCAGGAGAATCAGGCGCAGGTAAATCGTTTATCGCGGCAGGTAATGTAGTTAGATCAGCACAAGAACAAGGCATATTTGTTATTCTAATTGACACAGAAAATGCATTAGATGAGAAATGGCTACACGCACTGAATGTAGATACTACACCAGAAAAACTATTAAAACTTAACATGAGTATGATTGATGATGTTGCTAAAACAATTAGTGACTTTATGAAGGATTACAAGGCAGAATACGCCGAAGCAGAAGACGAAGACAGACCTAAGGTATTGTTTGTAGTTGACTCGTTGGGTATGTTACTAACACCTACTGATGTTGATCAGTTTAACAAAGGTGATATGAAAGGTGATATGGGTCGTAAGCCTAAAGCACTAACTTCATTAGTTCGTAGCACAGTTAATATGTTTGGACAGTACAATGTAGGACTACTAGCAACTAACCATACATATGCATCGCAAGATATGTTTGATCCAGATGATAAGATCTCAGGTGGACAAGGCTTTATCTATGCATCAAGTATTGTTATTGCAATGCGTAAACTTAAACTAAAAGTTGATGCAGACGGTAACAAAACATCACAAGTATTTGGTATTAGAGCAGCATGTAAAGTAATGAAATCTCGTTACGCTAAACCATTTGAAAGTGTACAAGTTGAAATCCCATATGAAACAGGTATGAGCCCATACAGTGGCTTGACTGACTTCTTTGAAGCAAAAGGTTTGTTAAAGAAAAGTGGAAACAGTTTAGAATACATTAGCCCGGTAACAGGTGAAGTAATTAAAATGTTCCGTAAACCTTGGAATGCAAATAAGGACGGCGCATTGGATATCGTCATGTCAGAATATGACAATGATGTAGCTGATGCAGAAGAAGAAATTATGGATAACATTGAAGAAAATACAACGGAGGTGGTAAATGAATCTTGATGAAGGAGATTTTGAGTTTATTTTTAATTTATACGATGAAGCATCAAACTTTATAGCTGATAAAGATAAACCAGACTTTGCTCGAAGAACAATATACCAGCTTCTCGACTTCGGGTTTGAACTAAAACCGGCATATAAAGAAATATCTGATCATTGCGAATACTTAGGTGAGGCACTTGAAGAACACTTATCGCAAGAAGAAGAAGAAGAAGATGTTTTTGACGAATACAACGAAGATGACGAGGAGTTAGAATACTAATGAGTGTATGGTATCGTAAAGTTACAGCAAATTTAGGAGAGATAGTTGCGGCTATCTCTCATTATGAAAAGCAAATTGATGAAGCACGATTTGAGTGTAGTATGAAAGGTGTACTAGAAAAGCAGAGCAGAGATATGCCTGGTATTGTAGAACATCGATTTAATCAATTACAAGAAGTAGAAGCAATACTTGAGTTTCTACATACTGAAATGCGTACATTACGATCCAAAACATTTCGTAAGTTTTTAGAAAACTACAATAAAGCACTTAGCTCGCGTGATGCAGACAAGTTTGTTGACGGCGAGCAAGATGTAGTAGATTTACAATATCTTATCAACGATTTTAGTTTGGTAAGAAACAAATACATAGGCATTATTAAGGCATTAGAAGCCAAACAATTCCAAATTAATAATGTTGTTAAATTACGTGCAGCAGGTTTAGAAGATATTTCACTATAAAAAGGTTGACAAGTAAG